CATTCAAGAATCTTACTCCAACTCTGCAATGGAATGGGGTACTCAAACTGAACCACAAGCAAGGGTAGCTTATGAGGTTAGAACCAATAATTTTGTCGATCAGCTCGCTTTCGTTGACCATCCTAGTATTGATTGGTTTGGTTGTAGCCCTGATGGGCTTGTGTCTGATAGGGGGCTTGTGGAAATTAAGTGTCCTAATAGCACAACTCATTGGGAATATTTTAAATTTAATAGACCGCCTCAAAAATACGTTATCCAAATGCAAGCGCAAATGGCTGTAACTAACAGAGATTGGTGTGACTTTATTAGCTTTGATCCAAGGATGCCTGAACGTAGCCAGTTGTTAATTGTGCGAGTTGACAGGGATGATGCTTTTATTGCTGAAATGGAAGAACAAATTAAGCAGTTTTTGAGTGAAGTAGAAGTGGAAGTAAATTTGATGAAGGGAAGTTAAATGGCTATTAAATGGTATGTAAAAGCTCCAGTTTCAGAATATGTAGCTCAAGATGGCACAAGCAAGAAACGCTATCAAACAGTTGGCATAGTGACAGAAACTAAAAAAGGTGACTTAATGTTGAAATTAGAAATGATTCCATTATTAGGTCTTAAAGAAGGCTCTTTTTGGGCATATCTCAATGTTCCAGAGGAGAAAACTGAAGGAAACCCCAAACCAGCTAACTTAGCTGATCTTGAATCTGATATTCCTTTTTAAGGAGCTTATATGAACGAACATATTTGGACTGCAAGTGGTACTGATATTACTTTGCGCTGGAGGAAGGCTGGATGGACTCCTCCATCAGAGATCCAATCCTACAAAGATAAATGGAAACATTATCAAGAGCTTCCATTGCGTTCTTTAGATGAGCAAGGCAAAATTGAGTATGAAAACACTCTTAAACTCAATAAAATCTTTAGGATTAAATAATGGCAACTAAATTAAAAGTTTTAGTTCCTGCTATCAAGGAAAAATCTGGAAAAGTCATTGTGGCTAAGTCAAAAGCTTATAGCCATGATGACCTTAAAAAGATGGTTGGCAAAGAAGCTAAACACGCAAAGCATGAATTTGAGCTTTCTAATGGAAGAATTGTGACTAGAAAAGTAGCTGCAAAAGTAGCTGAAAAAGCTGGTGAAGTTCCTAAATCTGTTGGAAAAAAGCTACATTCTCATGATTTGCGTAGAGCTGAAGGCATTAAAAAGAAAAAAATGTAATGGGCAACGATGAGGCCATGTTGTTTACAGGAGTCGTGATCCTTGGCTTTATTATTATTATTTTTTATTTAATCGGACAAAACAATGACAAGTGAACCAGTACCATTTGGGGGTATATTAAAAACCCCATCAGATGCTTGTGAAGAAGCATTTTTTACTTATTATCCTGATTTTTTTTATGAGGGATCTACAGCTCTTAATTTATGGATTCAAGCCTGGCAAGTAGCTTTAGACCATGTAGAAGATAAAAAGCCAGTAATTCAGCTTATATGAGAAAGAAAAAAATTCGAGTTACCTATGAAACTAGGTACAAAGAATTGCTTAAAGAGTATCAAGGTGTATTAGATAAAATGGGTAAACAAACTGTCAGAATTATTAAGCTTCAAAAGTTAATTCGAGAGGCCCATGAAATCATGATGAAGCATATGGAATATAAAGAGTAACCCTCTTAAGGGCAGTTAAGCCGACCTTCAAGGATGTCAAAGTGTATAGTTTTTCGGCTTTCTTATACACATATACATTAATATGTATAGAAAACGACCAAATTGATGCCCTACTTTTTTTGTGGATGCGCTTTATTTATAGGCAAAGATTCATGCTTTTTAAGCTCTCGCTTAACTTCTACAAGGCCATGTCTAAGTTGCATGAACTCTTTATCTTCTTTCTTTTGTTGAGATTTTGATTCAATCTCCATGTTTTTTGTATTCATATTAAGCCCCTAAAATATCCATAGCCTTATGGATTTTATTGATTCGGTCATCTAAGCCTACAGTACCACCATTAATGCGCTTAGTCATGGTTGTCCAATCTTCATTGTCAGCCAAAGAATTTAAACCTTTTTTGTTCCAAAACCAGCCAGCCGACATACAAGCCCATATAGGCTCTAAAAGAAGCTCAGGATGCTCCGCAAAAGGTTGTCCTAGGGCATTGCCACAAGTAGTTACATTAGATCGCCCAGTAAGCTGAAAAATGCCTCTGCCATGAAACTTAAACCCATCGCCATCTTCAGTATTGCCAAGGTCGGCTCTACCGCCATAAACCTTATTGGCTAGTTTTTCAGGATTATTCGCATATTGATTAGCCACATCCATAGTAGGAAATCTGCTGAGCCAAACAGCCATAAGTCGATTAGCTGAGTAGGAAAGTCCTTCTTCAAGGGTTTTAAAGTTGTTGGACTCATGTTGTGCTTGTCCTATAAATGCAGCCTGTCGCTTTGGGGTATCAATGCCATATTTGGCAAAAGTATCATTTAAAGCCTGTAGCCATTTGGCATCAATACCAAGGGCTTGTAATTGTTCATTTGTCATTTACTAATGTTTCCACCTACAGGATAAATTGCGCCTACTGGAGCTTGAGTAAATGCTGTTTCACCTGGTTTTACATGGTCGCTATTCCAAGGGCTTTCCATAATTGGGCCATAACAAGAAGCCAACTTTGTACCATTAACTTTTTTCGTTTGAATATCACAAGGAAAACTCCACATATTACTCATGCCTGTTGTAGGTGTTGTGCCTACAGTAAATGACCTAAATTGAGCTGCTGTAGGTGTCCAATTAGGTGCTTGTGGGTAATTAGTTACAGGAGGAACTCCAAATAATGACCAAACTTTTCCAGGTTTACTATCACAAGAACCATTCATTAAATCCATATTGGCAACAGCAGCACCAGTAAGAATGGGGCAAACTGCCATACCTTCTTTAAATACTTTACCATTAACAGTTATGCTTTTGCCTGTAGGAGTTGTGCTTGATGCAGCGCATAAAGCATATTCTCCATGACAAATTGCTAAAGTATGAGCTTGTGTATTAAAACTAAACAAAACTAATAAAAGTAATAATTTTTTCATTTTTTATTCCAAAGTTCAAATAGGCTTTTAACTTTTTCTTCTAAAACACCAATACGAACATCCATCTTAGCTAAGGCAATAACTAAAGCCACAAATCCTATAACCATAGGCCAAATCTTAGCCAAAACATCTACCATGTCCATTATTTAGTTACTTCATCATATTGTTTGTAACAAGCATCTAGGGCAGTTCTTATTTGGTCTGCTCTGGTAGCTTCCCTGACAAGAAATTCTGCATCCTCGGCAAAAAGGGCTGCCCCAGTTCCGTTTTGTCCATTGCTGGATATTTGACTTGTCCTACTGGGCCTGCTGCGCAACTCGATAAGAGCATTAGCAAGCTGATTGTTAATAGCATTGATTTGAGCATCTTTATCTTTCCTTATTTGGTCTGTTGCATCTTGCATCCGATGTTCTTTTTCTTTGGCATTTTTAATTTCTTCAGCTTTATATTCTTCAAAAGCATTGTGCTCATATCTACCATAGCCAATTCCAGCCATAGCGATTACCGCCAAACCAATCATTAAATAAGAACTAATTGGTAGAGGAAACATCGTTTTCCTTTTGAGTTGCAGCTTTAGCTCCAATCATGACACCTGAACCGCCTAAAACTGTGCCAAAACCTACTCCAAGCTGTGAAAAATCTATGTCATGACCATGTAGAGCATGAATGATAGCAATAGCCAAGAAACCAAAGAGAGCAGCAACAGCACAAACACGAGCAGCACAATAAGTTTCATTATTGTCCTCTGTCAAAATGTCTTTAAATAATTTCATTTTTTGGTAGTAATAGTATCTGAACCTTTAGTAACTGTTACTTTATCGCCATCAACAGTTACCGACATAGGAGGCTCTTTATCGGCTAAATGATCTAATTTATCAATTAGGTTTTGAATAACAGTAAATTCAGGCTTTTCTTCTTTTTCAGTTGTGCCTGATACTGCGTTCATCATATTGATAATAGCCATAATTGCACCGCCAGCCATACCAATAACCGCAGCAATCTTAGCCGTATCTAAAAAAATGCTGGCTGCAACAGAAATAACAATAATAGCTGTAATGTAAGCAAGACCATGCTTGCCAATAGATCTACCAGCTACTTCTTTTGCTGAATCAAAGTTTTCATTTTCCATAATTATTTAGTTAAATAATGTTTAATTAAATCAATTACAAATTCTTTGCCAAACAAAACTGAAAATATCACTATATAAAGCATATATTCAATTTTTTGCATCCTTGCAATACCTTTAGCAAAAGACTCTTGAATATTGTCATAGCGTTCTGCACAAACAGCTTCATGAACTGATAATCTAGTATCAGTATGATGAACTGTATCTTCTATTGAATCCATTGTTAATTCCATTAGCTAAATAGTAAAGATAGATTTATTGTTGCCATTACTGTCATTGAGATGTTGGTTGCCCAGACAATAAGCCTCTTAAAGCTGTAGCTGGAATATTTTTAGCTCTTGATTCAAATACAGGCATTTCACCTAATCGCATCATATCGCCAAGTTTAGATATTTCATTTGATTTTAATTTTTGAGCAGCAATTTTTGCAGCATAAGAACCAGCCATTAAAGGTAGAGATGCAATATTTCCACCTCCTACATGAGCTGCTCCTGCGCTAACAAGTCCTAAAACACTATCAGGCGCAAATTTACCTACAAGAGCCAATGCTTTTTGTGGACTATTTCCTTTTGCAACATCAATAATTGCGCTTTGTTCTTCAGGGGTAAAAGTTCTCATTCTTCTAGGATTTGTAGCAAGCTGTTTCATTTGTTTTGTCAAAGAAGTGTTAATGTCTTTATCAAACTGAGCATTTTCAAACATATCATCAAAAATTTCAGCTTTTTTGAGTTTGCTATAAGTTTGACGAGCATCTTGCCAAATTTTTAATCCTTCAGGATTTCCACTAGTTAAATGCTCAGGTGGAGCACTTAATACATATTCATCAAAGTTGTCTTTTAAAATACTAGCAAGTCTGCGAGTTTCTGGATCTATGCTTTTTTGTTGAGTTTGAATCATTTTACGAATAGCTTGCAATCTATTAAAGTCTTTTGACTTTTCAGTTTCTTGCATTCTATTAAGAACACCTTTAATTCCTGCAAATCCTTCAGGTGTAAACCCTTCATTTTCTAATTCATGTTCAGCAACTTTCATTGCATCAGAAAATTTATAACTATTAAATCTAATATCAGAAGCCTCAGCTTGAGCATAAAGATTTTTAGCAGCTTGCGCCAACTCAGATTGTTTTGGAGCATTTAAAGCATTTTGTTTAATAGTAAATCCAAAAGGAGCTCCTACTAATGCTCCAGCACCCATCGCTAAATAAGGATTACCTGTTTTTTCATATACAGCTTGACCAGCAACAGCAGAAGGAATTGCAGCAGCAATTTGAGATTTAGGAGCAGCAGCAGCAGTTTCAGCAACACCCCTAATAAAAGGTGAAGCTGCTGTCGTTGCTAATTTAGTAACAGCAGGTAATTCAGCAACAGTACCGCCCATTGCTCCACCAGCAGTTTGAATCATTCTTTCTGGGCCTGTTTGTGCAACAGGAAGCCCAGCTTGAGTCATGTATTGCTGTGCAACATCACTTGGCATTTGAAGCTGAGGAATATTAGTGCCAGCAAAGCGATTGATGCCACCTGTAACAGCATTAATGCCAGTATTTAATACATCGCCAGCAGGAAGCGCAACAGAACCTATAAGAGCTCCTGGAGCTCCTCCTAGAACACTTCCTACAGCAGCACCAGTTACAGCAGGGGTAGCACCTCTGGCAAACAATCCAGCAGCTCTAGGTAAAGTCAAATTAGGTTTTGGCTGAAGCTCTGATTCAGGGATATTGGTGCTTCCTGGCAAAGATTCTGGATTTACAAAAAGCTTATTATTTTCAGCAAGATCTACACCTTCTAAAACTTTATCAAGATACTTTTCTGGATCTTTAGTTTTAAATCCGCCATAAGCTTTCATAGCTTTTACATAATCGCCACCATGTTCTTTATGCAGTTGGCTGATGTAATAATCCATTGCAGCTCTAGCTTCATCTTTATTAAATGGATTAAATTCCACTCCTTGTTTATGAAGCATAGCTACTGTTTCAGGCATAAATTGACCTAAACCCATAGCACCTGATGTAGGATTTACAGCAAGAGGATTACCAGAACTTTCAGTTTGAATGACATTTTCTAAAAGCTTTGTTGGAGTACCATAACTTTTTTTAGTATCAAATTTGTTAGATTCAGGAGGTGTATAACCCATAACCTGAACACCTGGCTTACCAGTTCCAGTTTTACTAGAACCAGGCAAAAGCTCAGGTGCTGATAATGAATCTGGATCAACAAAAACTAAAGCCATTATTTGCCCCTAGTAGCAAGATTATTAATAATTCGCAAATCTTCTTGAGCTTTTTTGTATCTTTCTGATTTTTCTCCACCAAGCTCTTTAGTAATTTGAGTTAATCCTTGTGGGTCTATACCAGCATTTCTTTTAGCATCAGCCAATCGAATAGAATCTAAATTTAAATTAGAGTTCCATTTTTGTTGATATTCATTAGCATACAAAGGATTTTTATTGCTAATTGTTTGAGATTGATCTACACCATGATTAAACATTTGAACACCATAAGCCAATGCTCTGTTATATCTTGAAGTATATTGAATGGCATCTGGATTCCAGGTAGTTTTACCTGCTGTTTGAACAGCTTGCTCAATTTGTTTTTGAGTTCCACCAGTACCACCTATTTTTCCAGCTCCATATGCAGGATTTTGGGACAGCAAATTGGTTTCATTAGTTAATACATGGCCTAAAATATCAAAGTTTGCTGCTGGATTTTTATAATTAAAATCAGGAATGCCAACATAATTACCTTTAAGGGCATTCCATAATTGAGAACCTTGTCCAGTATCAGTAACTTGTGATAATTGAATAGCTTGGTTTGCAGCAGATTCAATTTGAACAGCTTTACCAGCTTGTTCTCTTGATGTATTAACTAAGTTATTGCCAATTGTTAAATTTTCCGTAGTTTGTGGTGACAAAGCAGAAACAGCAGGTCTTTGTTGATTTGCTGGCATATTCATTTGCGCTGATGTAACACCACCTTGACCGCCACCACCTATAGCAGAACCGCCAACTTGACCACCACCGCCTACCAAATACTTTGTGCCTGGAGGTAAACCAGAATTGTCACCTGGTTGAGCAACTAGTTCTGTACCTGGTGTTAAACCTAATGCAGTTGGTGTGCCAGCTTGAGTTCCAGGTGCTTGAGCAGCCAACATAGGATTTCCTGTAGCCAAAGGTACAGTAACACCACCAATATTGGTTTGAGCAGCATTTGGGTAAAGCTTGTCTAATTGAGTGGTAGTGCCTGATGCAGCCATTAATCCTTGAGTTATTTTTGGAGAAATTTGAGTAGGATCATGAATTGCTTGAGTGTAATACTGCCCTAACATTCCCTTAATAACATCATCATGCAAGCCTTTATTTTTTAAAGTATCTGCAACTTCATCTAATGCTCTTAAAGCACCTTCTCTACCTTCAGGAGTATTTTGTGCTCTTTTAATTCTTGGGTCAGTTAATAATCTAGCTGCTTCATTTTGAGCAGCAATACCTTGGTCATTAGTAAAATTAAATTGCGCTTTTTCTGCTTCAGTAGTTGCTTTTCTAGCAGTAGATTGACCTAATTCAATTTCAGAAGGCAATAATGCTTTCTTTTTTTGCAGTTCTAAAGTTTTGCCTGAAATGTCAAGCATATCCGCAATAGTCAAAGGTTTTGGAGCATTTTGATTACCATAAATGCTTGCATCAATATTTTGACCTAGTGAAGGGACTGAAACTCCGCTTGTGCCAATTGCCATAAATATTCCTTAATTAACCTTAATTTACTATAAATGAATTGCCAGCAGTAGGAGTAAATGATCCACCAGGACTTGCTCCTTGAGCAATTTGCGATGGGGTATAACCACCTAAATTTTGATTATTTAAATTACTGTTATAGTTTTGCCCAATTTGGTTTGCTGTAGCATACCCAATACTTCCTAATGAATTTGCTGCGCTACCATAAATATTGCCTTGAGCAATTTGAGAAGCAGCTTGAGCATTAGCTGAACCAATCCCTAAGTTTGCAATATTGGTTGCAGTACCTAATTGAGCATTAGCAGATCCTGTAGAACCAGCTAAACCTAAATTAGCATTAGCTAAATCAATAGCTGCAATATTGCCTCTTTGAGTTTGAAAATTATTAAATGCGTTTTGATAAGCATTAGAAGCATAATCTTCGGCAAACTTGGTTCTAGCCATATTTGCATTAGAACCGCCACCGCCTACGTTTACGTTTTCGCTAGTAGCTCCCAATCCTTCATTTTTCATAAATTGATAATTTGGAGATAAATTAGAATACAAATCAGCAGCAGTAAACTGTTGATTAAAATAAGGATTATTAGCAGTAAGACTACTTAAAGGGGTTGTTCCATAATTTGCATATGGAGTAAATTGCTGAGAAGCAGTTTGACCAGCAGCTAATAAAGCTCCTTGATTTTGCGTTGCAGCATTAGCTTGAGTTTGTGCAGCACTTTGTTGTCCTTGCGAACTTAACAAAGCTCCACCCAAAATAGCTCCGCCTCCAATGACTGCTGCTGTTATTCCACCTGCCATAATGCTTCTCCCTAATCACTAAAACCGAGATTATTAGCTAATAACATTTTAATGCCATTAGCAAGTTTTTCGGTATCTTTTTGTTCAGTTTTAACTTCTAAAGCCATGCGATTAGACATTAATCCACATTCAGGAATAATGTATAACCTATCTTCTATTGTTGCTATATCGGTACAATCATCTGGATTTTCATAAATATCAATCCAAATTAATTCTTCTTCAAATACTCGCCCAACTCGCTTAATTCCTGCTGGAGCATCAAATTCCAAAGGAGCTGTCAAAGTCTTAATTTCATCGCCTATATTTACAGCTATTGTGCCTTTTTCAAGCTTTACTTTATATGGCGTTTTATGTTCTGCTCCAACAATGACCGACCAAGGAGGAGCAATCATTGTGCGAATATATTTACCAGGTTCAAAATCATGCAAAAATTTAACATCGGCTTGAGGCATCTGTAAAAGAGCCTCTTGAAGTCGTTCTACTTTTTCCCTTAATTGAATTACTGGAAGGGATTGTTTTTCAATTAATTGAGTATTCAAAACTGGCCTCCTCCGATTCCTAATAAGGCAGTTAAACTTGTAAATACGCCTGTAGATGGGGTTATATCTCCAATAGGAGTGTTATTAATATCCCCACCATTAACAATAATATAGTTTACTGTTTGACTAACTGTATTAGGGTTTTGAAGCCAAATAAGCCATTCCCTAGCTGGCCTTTGAGTTAAAGGATCTAGAAAAGGGCTTTGCGGATACTTAACATTGGTATTAATTGGCCCAGTAGCCATTAGTTTTCTCCACCTTCAGCCTTTAGGTTAGCGGAAACAATAACGGCTTTAATTGGATCGGAAACGGCTACTTCAAAAATTCTATCTCTTGACCAGCCTAATCTGCGCCAAATAGCACGATTATTATATTTGCCGATTTTACCAATAGATACCCAATGCTCATTAGACCATGTAGAACCACCATCAGATGACCAACGAAGCATAGCTTGTGGATCATAGCCAACACCACCTAAATATCCATCTGTGGTTAAATTATTGCCATCTTCAGTAATTAAATACAAGCCATTTTCAGTTATCAAATCTTCAATAATGTAGCTTGGATTTGTTGATAAACCTACTCCTGGCTGAAACTGAATCTGCATTTCAGCAAAATATTCTCTTTGAAGGTCTGTAACTAAATGAGGGCATCTACGCAATCTACGGATGGTATTGCCATCTTCTGTATAAACTTCATTATCAAGCTGGTAAATCTTGCCGTTTTCGTAATCGCCTACTAAATAGACATTTCCAAAAAAAGCGCCACAATTTGAACGATGACGATGGTATCCAGATACAGGATTCCAAGAAAGCCATTTATGCCAAACTTTAGTGGTTAAGTCATAAACCCAAGTTAAATCAATAGAAGGAAATACGACCACATACATTTCATGGCCTTCTAAACGATAGGTATAAGATTTAGCATCGTCAATCTTTTGATTCATCAAAGATTGTTCAACGGCATGATTTGACAATCTGACAAAAGTATAGCCTTGCACCGCACCAATAATGCCTTGACCACGAGCATCTTGAGAAACAAACATAAGCTGTTCTTCAAACTGATATACGCTGTTTACCGCAGCGCATCCATGTTGCATCATAGTGCCTGAAATACGGCTAAATGGGAAAGTCGTTAATCCTTGAATTTGACTTCCAACATCTACCCAAACTTCAGTAGTTTGCGATCCAAATAAGTAAACTTGCCTATGATCAGCAACTACCGCTACGATAGGATCAGGCTCACCATCCTTTGTGCCGTAATAAGCATTAGTGGAATAAGGTGAAGAAATATCAGTTGCAGCCCAGTTATTAGTGCCAGGTTCGTTGTAAATGTTATAGTTGTCGATTACGTCAACAGTTGTAGCACCCTGCCAAGGGCCATCTGTAGAAGCTAATTGAGTAAATACATTGGTGGATGGCACATAAAAATAACGATTAGGGCCATCGACAATATAAGCAAAAATGCCGTCTTGCGGATCTCGATTGTAGGAAATCTGACAGTTTCCGCTTGTAGTGCTTAAAGTTCCAATTTGAGTAACTGTATAAGACAAATCAATCTTATAAACCCCACTATCACAAACCGCAATCATAATAAATGGATTTGTTCCAAATAAAGGCTGCATTGCTCTTACTTCACTTCCAGGAAGCTGTGCTACTGTTACAAGACCTGGAGTTGGATATAAAGCTGTTGCGCCCCTAGTTCCTTGACCTTTATTAGGATCAATTTCTAGGTAAAAGTTAATACATTCCTGATCATCTTGATAGATGGAAGGAGCTTCATAAGAAGGGCCAACAAAGCCAAAATCTGCCATATTAGTAAGATGGATACCATTTAGAAGCAGTTGCATCAAAAGTCATAATTAATGCTTTTCCTACTACTGCTGTTGATGCTAAAGCAATATTTCCTGCTGTTGTTGTAGTAAAAATACCAGTAGGAATTAAAGTAATTTGACCGCCAGCAGCAGAAATTGGAGTAGGCGCAGTAATTGTGTTTATTGCCGTTGTTCCTGAAATAAAAACAATAGAAGTAGTGGGAGCAATAGTTGTAGCACTTGCAATAGTTGGTGCTGCTGCTGAAGTTGCTATTAATCCTGAATACTTTAAGCCAGCAAAAGTAGGCAAAGTTGCAAAAACCAAAGAGCCTGATCCAGTTTCATCAGTAACCGCAGCAGCTAAATTAGCACTTGTTGGAGTTGCCAAAAATGTTGCAATACCAGAACCAAAACCTGATATTCCTGAAGCGACAGGCAAGCCTGTGCAGTTTGTCAAAGTTCCGCTTTGAGGAGCTCCCAATTTAGGGGTTACTAAAGTTGAATTAGTAAATAAAGCTGCATTAGTTAATTGTGAAGTAACTCCGCTTTGAACAATAGGAATTAAATCAGCAGTTGTAGCCGTTGGAGCAACTGGAAGTTGGGATATAGCAATATTTGTCATAATTTATCTTTATCTAAAAAAGCCACCACTTAAAATCCATCCAGCATCTTTAGCTCTGCCAACAAGCATAGAATCTGGATAACTAGCAGCAGCAATCGGCCTCATATTGTTGCGTTTGATAGTGGATTTGGATTGAGCTGCATAAGCATTAATCATCGCTATTTGCGTTGCAGAGGCTTTGCCATACATTGGCATCAATCGTTCTGCCAAATTCCATCTAAGAGCCATTGAATATCCCTGTGGAAGCACAATATCGTCATACAAGGTTTCATAGTTGCTAAAAATGGTAGATGAGAACATATGCATCTCACCTTGGGCTGGATTAGGCCATACGAATAGGTTTCCAGATTCAGCATTTGGATTGTAATAAAGGGCTTTAGGCCAAGGGCCATTCAAAGTCTTTAAACCAATTTGATTGTAGTTATCCAAAGACAAGACGGCAACTTGATAGTCTAAGCCACCATTTTGAATAGGCGCACCATTGGAATTGGTATTAATACGAACATAAGCCTGATCAATAAACAATGGCTTTTGATAGTAAGCAGTAATAAGCTGAGAAGTAACTGGAGTTGGATAAACAACATTTAGCTTATAAGTACCAACTTCATTGACCTGACCACCAGCACCAGTAATAAATTCAACAATCTTAGTTCCAGCAATAATTCCTGTACCTTTTAAAGTTTGGCCTTGAGCAACTGCGCCTGTAGAAAGACCAGTTACAGTCAAAATATCGCCAGTAATAGAGCCTGTAAAACTAGCTCCAATATAGTTTGCAGTAGATGGAGTAGGGCCAATAGTGTATTGAACCTGACCGCTAATCAATGGAAATATGATTTCTGTAGTGTTAAACACCATCATATCTTCGTTTGACCATTGATCAATCAGGTCATTAAGCATATCAAAAGCATCTTGAGCTGCATCAGCCGTTGGAACTTCTCCAGCTTCTAATGCGCCAATATCTTTTAATGCTCTGCTAATAATATCTAATGGCTTTGTCATTGTGTAAACTCCACAATATCTCCAACATTTAAACCGCTTACAAATGTAACTGTGGTGGAATTTGTTTCGTTATAGTTTAATGTAATAACTTGTTTACTGCCGTTTACATATACTTTTAAGTTGTTTGTTCCGACCACATAAGCAAATGGTACTGTTATAACTGTTTGTCCTTGAGTAGCAGTAACATATCCTTCGCCACCTGATCCAGTACCATTAATATTGTCATAAGTAGCAATTAAGACATTGTTAGCATCATTAACTACAAATTTATAAGAATAGCCAATAGTTAACCAAATTTCGCCTGTAGGAACTCTTCCAGAGGCATTTAAAACAATAGGATTTGGCTGGGGAATATTTCCTAATGCGCTTGTATATGTTGCCAGTTGAGTTGATGTTCCTGCTGCGTATGTATAAATAAGACCACCAGCAAGGGGTACACCATTATTGTCAAATAACTGTGCGCCAGCTCCATAAACAGGGGAAAGATTGACTGCCATATTAAAGCTCCTAATTAGGTATAAAAACTTGAGGAAGCCAAGGCGCAATAACAGTCTTTTCAGAATTGACCACATTCAACTGTTCCTCTAGTCTAGATTTTATAAGGTTTACTCCGTCTTTCATAGTTTCTTGTTCAATCCAAGAAACTACCATTTCTTCTGTAACTTGATCAAAAGGCACTTTAGCTTCTGTGCCGTTGAACCACCAATTACCTTCAGTTTCTACAATCTGATCTTGATCAGAAAGTTCCACTTTATATTTGGCATGAGTAATCAGGCCATCTTTGGCAGAAATATCAAGAATTGACCATGTATAGTTCATTTTATTTGCAACACTTCATATAAAGGTTGACGTTGTTCTTTAACTTCTTCTACAGTTGGGATTACAGGCAATTCATTGTCTGATAAAGTTTTTGTGCTTGGTTCTGCCATGATTTTTCCTTATTGTCCGTTATCGTGGACTGTAATAAACATTGTGTAAGTTCCTGCAGCAACAGCAGCCGTTGCTAAAAAACAAACAACACCTTGATATGGATAAGGTTGTTGGCTATTAGGACCACCACCATTTGAACCAGTACTATCTTCACAAGCATATTGCACAACCATTGGAGCAGCCCAAAAAGGTTCTACAGTTATTTTTGGATAATAATTTGTCATCAATGGATGGTAAAAAAATCCTAATTGAGTTGAGCCAGCAGCTAAACCTCCAGAAGGAATAGTGATAGATGCAGTAAATCTGTTACCCAAAACTGGATTTCCACCATTAAATGTAGAAATTGTATTTACAGCACTTGTTAATGGTACTGGTGTTTGTGTAGCTTCAATATAACCACCGCCACCACTTGCTATATTAAAAATACGATTGCCTACACCAAATAATTGATTTTTTGCATAAGCAGGAGTTGAAACAAATGCTAATTTATAAGTTCCCCCATTGCCTGTTCCAGTAATGTATGCATCCATACCATCAAAATAACCAAAACAATTTACATAAAAACGAGTTGGTGGAAGTTGATTTTGACCATGAATACCAACAGACCCTGTTATGTTTACCAAATCAATAGCAAATACATTAATTTGAGTATCATCCCAAGGAATGTTTAATCCAAGACTTCCACCATTTGTATCAAAAAATGTCACTCCATATAAACAATTAACAATAAAATTTCCATTAATTATGTTGCCTTGCATTAAAGTGCCAGATAAAGTTGTTGCCAAATAATCAAAAAGAACGCCACTATAAGTTACAGAAGAAATAGAAGTAAAATTGATTGTATTGTCAGCACAAGATTTATTAGTGTTATCAACTCTTAAAACAATACCTTCATCACCACCGCCTACTGAAGCAATGTAAATATTTGCCAAATTTGCGCCATACAAAACAAGACTTGCTTTGCCACCAGTAATTGAAGGAATATATTGATAGCCTTTATTCCAATTTCCACTAGTTAAAGTAAGCGCATCAAAAGTGTTGCCACTAGCTTGAATTACAGCATTTGCAGCGCAATTAAAACCACAATTAGGACCAGCAGTTAATCCAGCAGTTATTTTGTAATTTCCATCTGGAAAATAAATTGTTTTTGTACTTGCTGTTCCATAATCTAAGGCAGCCTGAATTGAAACAGTATCATCAGTTGTTCCATCTCCTGTTGCTCCAAAATCAAAAACTGAAATAAAATCAGATAATTTTTGATTAATTGGTCTATTTATTGCATTTGATGGAGCTGCTGTTCCATTTTTTAAATCAAATTTTGGAATTAATGTTGTCATTTTATGCTCCTGTGGCAGCTAAATTTGTTTCTGTATATGGTAAAGAAATAGCAATCAAGTCATCTATTGTTGATGCTTTTTCAATGTTTGCTCTATCGTTTTCTAGTTTTGCTTGCCAAGTTGCATCATCCAAAACATTTTTTACACCAGCTAAAGAATTTAATTGTCTTTTTTGAGCTTCTTTTAGAGCAGATTGATTATAAATATATAAATAGTATTCTTTAGCCTTAACAATATCAATAGTTATCTCAGATCCATTCCAAATCCATGCATCATGAAAATTGTGATAGTTTTCAGGAATTGATAAATAATCAACAATGGAAACATCAGTAGCAATAGATGGAATATCTTTTTCCTTGACTACTTCAATGTCAACTTCACCAGTAGGGGTACATAAAAATACTGATGTAATTCCATTATTTGTTAGGTTATATAAAATGACTTGTGACATTTAGTTGCCTATCTAAAAAATGACATATAAAGAATGTTTGGGTTTGCACTTGCGCCATTTTCGTAAACGCCTACATTTACTCCAGAAGTGCTTGGTGAGTTAATATTAAAATCTACGTTTGAAGTAGAAGTTGATTGCCAGCTATTTGCTTGTGCCGCATAGTTGGCATCTGGCATTGCTGTTGTAAAGTTAACAGTATATGACCCTGCGCCACCTCTTGTTACAGAGCTAATATTAAATGAGCCGTTAATTACACCAGTAGTACCAGTATAATTAATCCAGGCACGACAAAATGCTGCTGGCTTTGGAGATTGGCTTGGAACCATTGCAGAAAAATTACCTAATCCATCAACGCCAAAATACTCAGTATCAGCCCCTGAACTAGCATTTACGTTACCAACGCTTAAAATTTTGTTCTCAGTTGCAGCCCATTGAGTTCTTACTTGTAGGCCATATTTTGTAACCGCATTTGATGGGTTATAAAAAGATGCCACATAATAGCTTGGATTAGGGGGTAAATAAGTTGCTGAACCATTTTGAATGGTTAATAAAGCAGTAGGACTTGCTGTTCCAATCCCTAAACGATGATTAGTGCCATCCCAAAAGAAATTGGCATTATCTTGGCTGTAAACTCCTGAGGCTCCTGCATAAACAACAGAACCAGTAGTAAAAGCAGTTGCTGTTCCAGTACCACCATTTCCAACTGGTAAAGTACCTGAAACATGAGTTGTAAGGCCAATCTTTCCCCATGAAGGTGCTGTTGAAACACCGCCTGATATAAGAGCATTTCCAGTAGCTACATCAGCCAATTTAGCTAAAGTTGTAGTGGTATCAGCATATAAAAGATCTCCAACAGCAAAAGAAGTTAATCCTGTTCCTCCAGCAGTAGCTGGTCTTACTTTCCATCCAATGACCTGAACAGAACCACCAGAATCTTTATAAAAAAGCTTTCCATCAGCAATATTGATTGCTAATTCAGATCCAGTAGCATTATTTAATAAATTACTAGCACTAGGAGCATTTCCTCCTGTAGAGCTTGAATATATTAATAAGGGGGTAAATCCTGTTTGTGCCATCTAGAAAGCTCCTCCGCCAACTCCACCAGTAGCGTTAAATACTCCTGTGGATGGTATAAATGATAATTTAGTCGATGTAGTCTTAACAGGCAAGTTTCCTGTATTTGCAGTAACCCATGTTAAATAAACAGAAGAACTTGTTGCGGAATCGTCTGTAATTCCTACGTTTGTTGCATTTGTAGCTGTTGTTGCAGTTCCTGCGTTACCACTAATTGATCCTGTAATTGTGCTTGCAAAAGTCCAAACACCAGTTGTTCCATTTACTGTTGCAGCATCAGTTGCGCCATTATTTACAACAAAATGAATAGAACTTGCGTTTAAAGTACCCAATACTAAGTCAGAACTAGCAGATTGAACATAAACAGCGTTTGCTAAATTCATTGAACCAGTTCCTGTAAAACCTGAACTGTTCATACCAAAATCGCCATAATAAGTACTTGCTGTGCCTAAATTGTTACTTACAACAAAGTCTGCAGATGCACTTGTGCCACTATTGGTGTTTTGTACAAGGACTTGATTATAGCTATTAGTGCTTGAAGTAAATGAAGCCAAAATGCTTGTATCTGTATATCCAAGTGTTCCATAGCTAAATGCGCCAGCAGATAATGATCCAGTAATTGATTGGTTGGCAATATAAGCACCAGTTGTTACTGTCGTTGGCAAGCTAAGGGTTACTGCTCCAGTAGAAGCTGAAGCAACGATTTGATTGGTTGTTCCTGTAATTGAGCTTACACCGCTAGAAGCAGTAGCATTAATAGTAATTGCAGCAGAGCCGTTATAAGTAGTTCCTGAGCTAAAACTAATGCCTGTTCCAGCCGTCAAATTAAATAAACTTCCACCTAACGCAACTCCTGAAATAGTGCTATTTGTTAATGCTGAATTAGGAATTGATGTTAATCCTGCTCCTGAACCACTAAAACCAGTTGCACTTAAAACACCTGTATTAGGTACAAAACTTAACTTTGTAGAACTAGTTGTTTGAGGTAAATTTCCTGTTGTTGTAGAAACAATAGTTGGATACCAAGTAGAAACAGAGCTTGTATTGTCGGTAATTGCAGTATTTGTGGCATTTGTAGCTGTTGTAGCTGTTGTTGCACTTGCAGCAGAACCGCTAATATTGACAGCTAATGAAGTAATTGATCCGCTTGCTGCGTTTAAAACTACAGCAGTTGTTCCAATATAAAGCGTTGAATTGCCTAAAACTGTACTAGGAATAGTTCCTGATAAATTGCCAGCAGTAAGGTTAGTTAAACTTGCGCCTGATCCACTAAATCCTGTGGCTGTAAGAACACCAGTAAAAGGATTGAACTGGTACTTAGTAGAACTTGTATATTCTGTTGTAAGGTTTCCAGTTGTTTGATTAGCGAACAAAGGATAACGAGTTGCATTTGTAGTGGTGTCATCTGTAACAGTCGCATATGAGGTTGGAGTAGTCCACGCAAAGCCACCGCCAGTTGTATAACTTAAAACTGTATTGTTGCTGGGAGCAGTAATGAATGATGTTGCTCCTGCGCCTGTTTGATAAGCAATTTGATTAGCCAATCCACCAGCCAAATTAGTCGCAGTTGTAGCTGTTGAGGCAGATCCTACTGATAAAGTGGATTGAGCTACATATTGAGGGGCAGTTGCGCCAGCCGTCAATACATAATTTGAAGTGCCTAAAGCCAAGAATGTAGTAGTTCCTGAAGCCGATTGATAAGGCAATGCACCAACAGCTCCACCAGCTATGTTTGTTGCAGTAGTGGCTAAAGTGGCAGTTGCTACAGCTCCACTAACAATAGAACCCAAAATTGAGGTAATCCAAGTGGGGTTTGAATAGCTTCCGTTTGTATATACACCATTGGTTACTGTCGCAGCATTTCCTGTAATGCCAATATTCCAAGTTCCACTTGCGCCTGTTCCTGTTGTAGAAGGTGCGCCAATAGTGTTATAGGAAACAGTTAAAGCAGATCCACCATTAAAAGTTGATCCTGATGCACCGCCAGCACCACCATTATTGAATGTAACGCTATTAGTTACACTTCCTGCCGATGTTGCAGTTGCAGCATTTCCACCAATATTTAATGAAGTAGCTGTGCCAGTTAATCCTGTACCAGGGCCAATAAACTGCGTAGTCGCAGTAATTGTTGTTCCTCTAACAGTAGAAGCCGTTGTTGCGCCTACAGTAGTTCCATCAATAGAACCGCCTATAACTGCTATAGCATTGGCATTTTGCGTTGACATTGTGCCAAGACCGCTAACTTGAGTATTCGCAATGGCGATTGAGGTATTTGTAACGCTAGTAATTTGACCACTTGCATTGGTTACAAATACAGGAACTGCGCTTGAAGATCCGTATGTTCCAGCAGTTCCAACTGGAGTAATACTAAAAGTATTGGAACTAAGGGATAAGCCTGTGCCAGCATAATAAGTATTTGTGCCTGAAAATTGAACCCAAGGCATTGCAGTTACATTAATTGTGCCTGTTGAAGATGCAACACAAACCCATCCTGTGTCTTGTTGACCACCATTTAGAATAACTGTATAAGCCCCTGGAACTTCAGACCATACATCCATATCAACGGCACGAGTCCATGCGCTTGCAGATGCTACATAAATGCCGTTATATTGGCTAGAAGATTGGTTTTTAACGAGAACTCGATCTCCAGCTAGGGTAGTGTACCCATCTATTAATTGAAGCCCTGACAGCGTTATAGGGGCTGTTGTAGCGCATTGACAAGCAGCTTTAGGGCCAAGACCTTGAGCTACTGTATCAACATAAAATTTATTTGCTATATCTATAGCATTTACAGGCGTTGTTGAAATTTGCCCTGTAGTCGCACTAATATTAGTAAAAACCCCAGTAGAAGGGCTTGTATTTCCGATTGGACTGCTATTTAAAGTCGAATTGGTAATGGTTAACCCTGATTGAACAGGATTGGATGTTGCGTAGAAAGGCTGACCCTGACCTATAAATGTTTGAAAATTGCCATAAACATCAAAATAAGCCTGAACTGGCAGTAGATTTTGATCTACTGTTGAAGAAGGGCCAGCCATAATACTCCTTAATAAGCTATTGCATTAACTAAAACAATATCACCAGCAGACATTGGAGCAGCAGCTCCAGTTGTTACAGAATAGCTAGTAAATGTTACTGATGTTGCTGAACTTGCAGTTAATTGCAAAAACAAAGTGCTACCACTTGTTACATCTGCTGCAAAAGCTAACCAGCCATTTACCGCAGTTGGCAAGGTAATTGAACCAGCAGAAGAACCACCAGTTCCCACTACAACTTTAAATACAAATGTAGAAACAGCAGTAATGGTTGC